AGCATGGGGGCTTGGTCAAACCTATTCTACTATTGATAATCTATTAGAAGACTGGTATATTATATGTGCTTGCTGGAAATATGCAGGTAGTAAAAAGGTACATGCTGCACGGATGACTAAGCCTGGAGATGACTATGCCCTTGTTAAAGAAGTCAGAGATGTATTAGCTGGTGCAGATTTAGTAGTTCATCACTATGGTGATGCTTTTGACCTAAAGAAATTTAATGCACGTCTTATTATCCATGGTCTCCCGCCTCTGCCACATATAACTACGGTAGACACTAAAAAAGCTGTTGCTAAAGTCGCAGCCATGACCTCTAATAAACTTGAATATTTAGCTAAGAAAGTTACTGGAGAAGGTAAAATAAAGACTGATTATAGCCTATGGTTAAAATGTAGGAAAGGTGATCGGTCGGCCCTAAATGAAATGATAGCCTATAACAAAAAGGATGTTATTAAACTGGAGGAGTGGTATAACTACCTACGCCCCTATATTAAGAACCATCCCCATATTTGGGCTAAATATGAAGACAGGTTTAGTACCTGTAGTAACTGTGGTAGTACAAATTTAAAACGTAATGGTATTAGAGTAACTGCTGCGGGAATTAAAAAACAAGAAGTTCAATGTAAAGACTGTGGTCACTATCATCGTATACCAGTCAAAAACTAATGTTAGACGAAAAACAGGTATTAGATTTCGGTATTGATTTTAACGTAGATCTGCCAGATGAGGCAGATGATAAGTTTAGAGTCATACCACCAAATGAATATGTCCCTGCCTGGGAGGAAGAGGTAAAGCGGTATATGATTGTTAGTGGGGACTTACCTACTAACACTATACTGTATAGCCATATCGACATTCCACGGGATTTACCTAAACCAGAACTACGTAAATGGGAACTCGAACAGATTAAACGCTGTAAAGAGGGCCATAATGGTATGGTGGGTAAGATGTATTTCTTTTACAATTTCTGTTGGATACAAGGGCAGAAAAAGAAGATTAGACCTGATTTTCGTGTAATAGATAATGAATGGTTTAAGTTTATTGAAAGTTGTCAGAAATCTAATGAGTGGGGTATAATTTGTGTAAAACGTAGACGTGTAGGGGCTTCCTGGAAGGAGGCTGCTGACGTACTACACGATTGTCTTTTTAATCATCACTTTAACGTGGGTATGAATTCAAAGACAGAGCGGGACTCAATCTCACTGTTCAATAAGGTTAAGTTCCTTTATGAGCATTTACCTGCGTTTTTAAGAATCCCCACCACTAAATCTAACACCAAGAACTTCCTCGATTTTTCTTATGTTGTTACAGACAAGCAGAAGAACAAAACTACAAAAGGTAATTTCTCAACTATTTTAGCTGTTGCTCCTACAGATAACGCATACGAGGGGCTTATGCTTGCTAAGTGGATTTGTGATGAGGCTGGTAAGATAAAGAATCTTGCAACTTTATGGCAATATACAGAGGACTGTTTAATGCAGGAAACAAGGCGTGTAGGTATGCCTGTTATTTTTGGTACTGCTGGCGATATAGGTGCCGAAGGAAGGGACTTAGAGTATATGTGGCGTAATGCCAATCAGTATAAATTAAAGAAATTCTTCTTTGCGGGGTGGATGGGGTTAACCTCAGATAAATATGGAAATGACGATAAAGAAAACGGAATTAGGTGGATTGTCTATGAACGACATAGACGTGAAGGTCTTAGGGTTGAAGAACTTAATACATTCATTCAAAAATATCCCCTTACCGTGCCAGAGGCTTTTACTGTTACTACAAGTGCAGGAGTTGGAAATGTTATTAAGATTAAGGCCCAGCAAATGAGTTTAAGGGGTGAAACCCCCTTCTCAGCACGCGGCTTCTTTAAAATGAGTTCCAATGGTAAGGTAGATTTTGTACCTGATCCCCGTGGTAAGTGTATTATTTATGAACGTCCCAAAGATGCTATAGAAAGTCTCTATATTGCGGGGTGTGACCCGGCTGACCACAACGACACCTTTAACGAGGTTTCAGATCTTGCAATGTATATAATGAAACGACAGGAGGGCACCGACCCCCCTCGTATTGTTTTTGAGTATATTGACCGACCATCAGACGTAACAGAATTCTATGAACAGGCTATGATGGCTTCTTTATTCTACAATAAGGCTAAAATTCTTATTGAGCGAAATCGTTACGGGATGATTAACTTCTTTGAAAAGAGTGAGTACAAGTACTTACTTGCACGCTCACCAAAAGGAGTAATACGGGTAAGTAGTGGAAAACAGATGACTTACGGGGTTCAAATGACCCCAGCTAACAAAGAATACCTAAAAGGCTTATTAGCCAAATATATTGAAGATTATTATGAATTTATACCCTCATACGAGCTTTTGGAGGAATTCCTGTATTTTGGGGCTCGGAATACTGATAGGGCAATGGCATTCGGAATTACTTTACTCCTACTTGAGGATTATAATTATCCAATACAAACAACAGCACAAGCCCTATCTAAAACACCACATTTTGGTTATAAAAGGACGGATGACGGGAAAATAGTCCGTATAATTTATAATGTTGGTCAACCTGGCACGGTTTTTGATAGTACAGATAAACTAAACATAAGAAGATACTAAATGAGCCAAACAAAGGGTGGTTCTATGCCTTCCATTTTCGTTAAGGATAGCGAAAAAGACGAAGCTTATCACAAGCAGTTCGTTCAAGCCATAGCGTCAAGATCTATTTACTCTGGTTACTCCGAACGGAGGGCCATGATGGAAGAATGTGTAAATTTCTACCTTGGTTTGTCCAGTGGCGAGGAATTTGACTTTTTACAGAAAGCAGAAAACGGTGAAGTACTTCCAGCAAAATGGATGGACTTCAATAAAATTGCCGTCAAAATTGACCTACTTATAGGTGAGTTATCCCAGCGCGGATATAAAATCAATGTTAAAGCTTATAATAAAGATGCCATATCAAGGCGCTTGGAAGAAAAAGATAGGCTCTTAACAGAAATGAGATTTGCCCCTATAGCAGAGATGCTACAGGAGGACAACGGCATTCCCCTACAATCTGATGAGGCGTTTATCCCTGAGACACCAGAACAACTGGATGTATACATGGATAAATCCTATAAAGAGAAAAGTGAGATAGTTATGCGCTCTATCTTAAGTTATTTAAGAAAGTACGATAATTGGGATTATGAACGTATTGCCGCATTCCGTGATTTACTTATCATGGGATGTGCATTTTTAAAAAATGAGGTAGTCGATGGAATTCCACGTTTACAACGGGTAGATCCACGCTATATGATATTTGATGTCAACTCTAAAGACGACTTTTTAAGCGATTCAACCTATTGGGGAGAAGTAAGTTATATGAGTCTTGGAGAGATAGTAAAGACATATAAAATAAGCAAAAAAGATTTAGAAGAAGCCTTTAAAAACTACAATGACTGGAACATGAACCAAATCCAATATGCACAGTTTGCAGTGGATTACGGTTTTATGGACAGAAACTCTCGTATGCGCCTTTTCAAAAACGAGGGGGGTGAAATACGTGCGCTGGTCATTAAAGGGTACTGGCAGGACTTCAAAGTAATGAAGCATAAGCACTCTGAGGATAAATATGGTCAGGTGCATTTGAAGCGTATTGAAGAAGAAAAGGAAGGTGAGAAGGTAGAAAAGACCCCCATCCAGATCTGGAGACAGGGTACCTTAATTGGCGGTAAGTTCCTTAAAAACTTTGGTATAATGAAAAACCAAGATCGTAGTGTTGATAATATTGCCACTACTACCCCACCTTATATAGCACTTATCCCTAATTTCCTTAACGGTGTTATTGTTTCTAAAGTACAAAGACTAAAGCCGTTACAAAACTTAAAAAATATTGCCATGTACCGTATTATGCTTGAAATAGGCAGAAGCGGTGGTAAGGGTTTTATTTATGATATTTCACAACTTCCAAAAGGTTGGGATTTACACACAGCATTAAAATATCTTCGTACAACAGGTATATCGTTTGTGGACTCGTCTGTAGAAGGGGCTGGAACGTACAACCAGTTCAAGGAGATAGATATGGGGTTATCACAGTCAGTAACCCAGTTTCTTGAACTCTCTATGTTTTTGGACAGGGAGATGGATTCCATAAGTGGTGTGAATGAAGCAAGGCAGGGTCTTATTCAAAATTCATCCCAGGCGGTAGGAGTAACAAACTCGGCTTTACTCCAGTCCAACCTTTCCACATCCATGTACTTCACCTTATTCTCACAGATGTTTGGGAAAGCTATGAATAAGCAGGCTGGACTTGCAAAGATAGCATGGGCAGGTAAAGAACGATTTGCCCCCATTATTGGTGATACTGGTATTAACTTTTTAGAAGAGGATATTGAACTTGATCTTAATGATTATAATGTCTTTATAGAAGAAGTTCCGCCAGCTATTGCAGACCAGCAAATGTTCTATCAATTAGTAATGGCTGGGGTACAATCAGGACAATTAAGCTTTGTCTCTGCACTTAAAGTCCTAATGGAGAAAGACGTAGATGAGGCTATCTTGATGTTAGAGATGGAAATGAAGCGCCAGGAAGAAGCGCAGGCCGAACAACAGGATGCTTTAATGCAACAGGAACAGCAGGCTATGCTGGCACAACAACAAGCACAAGAGCAGGCCAATAACACAAAGATGCAGGCACAACAGATTAAGTCAGAAACTGATCTAAAAAAGATACTTGCACAGGGTCGATTAGATCTTAAACAAGGTGTTATGGGCTTCAAACAAGATTTAGCATTAAAACGAATTGACGCAGCTATTCAAGCCCAAAAAGCTAAAGAACAATCTAAAAAACGTAGCCAAACAACTAAAAAGTAAAGTTTGGCACGGTTATTGTTATATGACATATTGTCAGATTATAAACTATAAATTATTATGAGTAAAAGTATTCAAGAAGAATTAAATCAGATTATATCTGATTTTGCAACAAAATCTATTAGCAACGAGCCATTAAGTACTGAACCTACTGTTCAAGTAACTACAGAGCCAACGACTGTTGTAGAGCCAGGTAAAACCGAACCGGTAACCCCAGCCCCTACAACTACCCAAGTAGCGCCAGTTACCCCAGAAAGTACAGTTATTGATGACTGGGATGGAGATGTGAAAGTAGTAGAGCCGGTGGCAGCGCAGCCACAAACTCCGGTTGTATCAACCCCACAATTTGATTTCTCTGAGATAGCCAAAGTGCTTGGAAAAGAGAGTATTAAAACAGTGGATGAGGTGGTAAAAACAGTATCAGAGTTAAAACAGGCCGCTGATTCACTATCAACAATTCCAGAACCGCTTCAAAAAGCTATTGATATAGCAAGGTCAAATGGTGATTACCTACAGTATTTAGGTGTTAGCGTGGTTGACTGGGGAAAAGAAGACCCAGTTGTTTTATATGAAAACTATATTGAGGATCAGTTTTATGATCCAAAAACAGGTGTAGTTGATTATGAAAAGGTGGATAAAATTTTGGATAAACTTGATGACGATGAAAAAGAACTTCGTGGTAAAGAACTCCAAAAAGCTTATGTAGCTCACCAAAAGACACAGAAGGAGATGATTGAACAGCAAACACGTCAGGCAAGAACTCAATTCGAGTCTGAGGTAAAACGTACAATTGAAACTCTTACTGATGTTAATGGTTATAAACTTACACCATCACATAAAGCAGAACTTACGTCATTTATTTTATCAGGCGAGGATTTAAAAGAATCTTCTGTTCAAACCCGTGTAATGCACGCTTTTGTTAAGAAGTATTTTAATGCTCTCGACTCATATAATAAGACTAAGATCAAAAATGCCACAAAACGAGAAATTTTACAAGAGGCACAGGTTACATCTATAACCCCCTCAACAGAAGTTACTCCAAGTGGTACACCTAACAAAGGATACGATATAGGTAATTGGCTTGACGACCTTAAAAAACAAAAAGGTTTCAACTAACAAAAAAATTAAATAATTATGCCTTTACAAGGTTATCCAACCGCCCCCTTAGCTGGTGGCACAACCGCAAGATCAACCGTATTCCAGGATTACGTGTTTCAAAGCGGTATTCAAGACATTGAGCACAGTAAAATTCTGACATACAAGTACCCTCAGTACTATATGACAACCCTTTTGGATAAATTGGGTGCCTCAGAACCTGTTGCAAGAGATGTATTTTCATGGAACATTATGGATCGTACTCGTAAGAGTGCAACCTATACAGCTTTAGCTAATGGTACTACTGCCACTGCTACCCTTACTACTGATATCGCTGCTGCATCTCCTAACCTTGGTTATTTCCAAGTTGGTGATGTAATTCGTGTCGGTAAGAGTGGTGCTTTGGGCCGTGTATCTGCAATTGGTATTTCGGGTGGTGTTCAAACAATTCAGGTAACTCGTCCTGATGGCTCTAACTGGGATACAACTGCACTTCCTGCTGTAACAAGTGGTGATGTGATTGGTCACGTATTTAGTGCCTTCGGTGAAGGAACTAATGGCCCAGAAGGTCGTCTGTACTTGCCAACTGAGGATTATAACTACACTCAGATTCTGAAAGGTTCTATGAAAGTTACAGGTTCTGAGATGAGTAACCGCACTATTTTGGGTGACGGTAAAGCATGGTATTTCACTAATGAAGAAATCATGTTGAAAGAATTTGCAAGGGATCGTGAGATTCTTATTATGTTCGGTCAGCGTGCTAATTCAGGTGGAGTAAAATGGAGTCGTGGTATTTTCGATTTCGTTAATACTGGTGGTATTATAAATACTTTCGCCAGCTCTCCTGGGGTATCTGAATCTGATCTTCAAGGTCATATTGAGGATATGTTACCAGAAGGCGGGTCTGCTGAGTATCTTGTACTTTGTGGTAGTACATTCCTTTCTAAGGTAATGGTTGCTTTGAAAGATTATGCTGTAGGTGGAGCACAGAGCTACGGAGCTTTGGGTAACAACATGGCTGGTCTTGACTTCCAAGGTTACAAGTTTGCAGGTAAAACTGTATACTTCGCCTATTACGAATTGTTTGATGACACAGCAGTGTTGCCATTTGTAGGTACCCCTTCTGCTGCTGCTATCAACTTCCGTAACTTGTCTTTGTGGCTTGATATGGGTACAGACTCTGCTGGTCAGCGTCTTATCAAATTGAAATACAAAGCACATGGTGGAGTACAACGTAAGTTTGTTCACGTAGTTATCCCAGGAATGATGAAGTTCGAGGGTGATAACGATGGTGGATTTGCAGCTAACTCTTTCGATGGTGTTGAAATTCAAGTACTGTCGGAGATTGGTTTGGAACTACGATTGGCTAATCGCCACGGAATTTTAAGAGCTAACTCTTAATTCTAAATAAGACTGGGGCTGCCTCTTAACAATGCACACTGAATCCAGTTATTTTCTATAGTCAAAGTGATGGGGGTAAAACCCCATCATTCCCTGACTTAACTTATTACAAATACAATTATTATGAAAAATTTTGGAGATTACGTTTACTTTATTTATTTAGGTAACAACAAAACATATGG